GTCATACCCGTTCTATTAACGAACTCCCGTGCTTTATTCATAAAAGTATAATTGCCTTCGTAACTCATTTCTCGGTCTAACCCCGTAAAAGGGTCTATTAACGCTACATCGCATTCGCTTTGCTTAAATACCTCCAAAAGTTCCAACGGCTTGTAAAGTTTAGAATTATCGACGAAGATAAAAAATTGCTCAATGTAGGTTAGGTAACTTTGTATTTGGTTATTGGTTAAGTTCTTAAATGGTTCTCCCGCATACATCTGTATTAAATCTCTTAAAATTTGTCCCTTTTGATTTTCACCGCTCCACAAACAGAACTTTAATCCGTGTTTTAATGCAAGACAAAGGAAATACCAATTTATCCAATACGTTTTACCTACGTTATCGTGTCCCAAAATTATGTTTACTTGCTTGCGTTTAAACCTTAAAAAGTTATCTAAAACGCAGTCAATGCCTAATCCTGCTTTTATTTTGCCCGCTTTTAAGTCAAGTAAGTATTGTATCGTGTCCCCTTGTTTAGTCAGCATTTGAATAATCTTTAGTGTCCTTAAAATTTAACATCTTTTGAACGTAATTGTACTGCAACTGCTCCAAAGATAATTCTTCGGGTTTGGTTCTGCTAAGGTAGGGTAAAGTATTTAAAAGCGTTGATTTCCAATTTTTAATTGGTTTCTCTTTGCCTTTAACATTCGTACACCAATTATTTACCTTCCACGATTCGTACTTCAATCGAACTTCCTCCGTGTTTATATCCGAAACGTTACTAACTGCATAAGCTATAAATTCCTCGCAAGAGGGTATAGTATTATTTATATCTCTTACTCTTACACTATCTCTTACTCTTACGGCATCTTTCGCATCGGTTTGTATGCGTTCGGATGCGTTCGCATTCCATCGCTTTTCTGCGTTTGCTTTATTTTGCGCTCGCTTGTTTTCGTATTTCACTAAGTCCCTTTTAAGCGTTTGCTTAATTGGCTCAAAAGCTATTTCGGTTACAAAATCGCATTCGGGGTTTTGGTCATTAACATACCTTAAAATATGCTTAAACAATTTACCCGCTTGTTCATCGGTTAGTTTTTCGGCAGTATGTATAATGTCGCAATACAATACAAAACCATTTTTTTCTTTAGCCATTGGTCTAAAATTTAATCAATAAAAAACCCCTGCAACTCCATCGGCTTCCACTTCGATTTCATTACAAGGGTTAATAACTCGTTTAAGGTTCTATCATGTGGAAGGCGAACCCGAATACAAATATAACTATTATTCTTTTAACTTGTACTCATTGCGTAAAATTCTTCGTTGAATTTTTTCCAAGCGTCTTACCGTGGTGCATTCGAGAATTTCGGAAATTAGGTCTTCCATATTTCTAACTACGGGGTTGCTTTCTAATTCCTCTCGTATTTCTGCAACGTCTGCTAAATAATATTTGTCTTCAATTTCTTCGTAATATTTTGCGTTTCGAACGTTGTGTAATACGGTAGCGTGGTTCATTTTAAACATCCTTGCGATTCTTGTAACGCTTAATCCGTGTTTGCTTAAACGACTCATTAAAAACGCTCTTTGATGCACTAAATATTGATTTCTGCAACGTCTACGTAGGTTGTATTTTATTATTAAATGTTCGGCTTGTTCTATCATAAATTTTCTATTTCTTTTTTAACGTTTTCCCAATACTCGATTAAATCATAAATTGTTTTACTTGGGGTTAGGTTTTTAATATGTTCTAAATTGTTTAACATTTCGTTTGTAAAATTTAAGCAAATTGAAACCTTGTTAAACTTGACGATTAAATAAATGGCTTTGTCTTTTGCGGTCATAACTCCCGAATTTTAATTATTAATTTTTCCCAAATATCCAAGCGCCTAACCGCATCCATTTTGTCGTAAGCCGTTATCGTTATCCGTGTTTTCGTTGGTTTGCTCGTTGCGAACTTCCTCTGCCAATATAGTATTTCGTATAATTTCATTTTTTGCCTCGATTACTTTACAATAATGTTTCCAATTAAAATGCCCACCTTTTACAAATGCCCCGCCTCCGTGACACCACCAATAAACCTGCGCGCCTAATTCCATCTGTTGCTTTTCCATTCGTCTATTTTTTCGTTTTCTAAATCGTCCAATCTTTCTTGTAACATCTTTTCCCAAAGCATTAAATTATTTGCTTCGTTTGCGATTGCATCCGCTAAATTTAACTCTTCGTCGAACGTAAGTTTACAAGGTAATTCGCATTCGTTAGCATCAAACCAAGCGGTTATGTTTTCGGTTTCAACTTCAAACCCTCCGTCGAAGTCGGGAGAGAGCGTAAATAAACACGAACCCCAAATATCCGTTCCGTTTCTTTCAAAGTAAAAATTACAACAATCGTTTTCTAATTCTATTTGCCAACTCATAATAAAAAAATTAAAAGGTAATACAATAAAAATGGCATCGCAACCAATAATAAAGTCGAAAGTAAAAAATCTTTAATCATTGTTCAAATTTAAGCGGGTTAATAATTCTTCGATAACTAACCAACGTTCGATTGCTCTTTGGGTGTCGGTGTCTAAATGTCCGAATGCGTCGATATTTTCCTGCATCGTTTCGCGTAGTTCTTGCTCGTAGGCTTTAATAATTGTTTCCATAGCGTTTTTTTAATTGTTTAGTGAATAACTATACGCAAATATAAATAGTAAGTTTCAATCTACCAAACATTTTTAACATTTTTTTTCGATTTTTAACAAAATAATTTTTAACTCGTTGATTTTCAAGCGTTTTTAAGACATAAAAAAAGGGGTATTTCTACCCCCCCTTAACGCTATGTTGCTAAATTACAAAGGAAATTTAAAACTATCTATGTTCTTTATCAACGAATTTTCAACTTCTTTGCATTCTATTTTCAAAATTCGCCCTCCTAACGGCTTAACGGGCGCGCCTCGTTCGACGTGCCAACCGTGAGAACCATCGCCGTATTCCTCTTTATAAGTACCCGTAAGCATCGAATGTATGTACTTTTGTTTAACTGAGTAACCTAACTTTGCGTTATGGTTTAAGCACTCCCTTACGTCATTACGTGCGCTATTTTCGTGAATGTGTCCCATTGAAAATACGTCGAAATCTTCGTACATTTCCAAAGCGCGTGTAAGGTTTAACGCTCCTTTAGTAACTACTCCACCACCTCCGCTCCCGTGAAAATACTTAATTTTTGTACTTAATGAAACCGTTGAATGGAACATTTGTCTAACAATTATCCAACCTCCGTACCCGCCCGTATAAACTTGAGTTCCGTTTTTGTAGTTTAATAAATCTACGAATCTTTGAAGTAAATCCGTTTCTTGGAACTTAATTACTCCCGTTTCGTGGTTGCCATATCCGATAACTTTAATGATTCCCGCGTATGGGGAAAACCATTCTACCGCAGTTTCTACGATACTATCTAAGTACCTTCCGTTATTGTGTTCGGTTCTAATGTCCGATTTATTGCGTCGATTATCGCCGCGCCCTTGCATTAAACAAAAGAAATCCCCGTTAATTATTACGGGAATATTATTCGACTTGCAAAATTCTAAATGCCTCTTTAATAAATCGCGTTCGCATTTAGGATTGTCCCAATGAATATCCGATAGCATTGCAACGTGTGCCGTTTTACCGTCTATCCTTAATTCGTGGATGTTTCGTCCGTGTTTTATTACCTCCATAATTTCATAAATAGTTTGATTCTACCGATAAAAGTAGGCGATAAAATGTAACGAACCAAAAACCCAACACAAAACGCCACAATAACCCACCACAAACGGAACTTATATTTAACCACTTGTTGCGCTTTAGCGGTCTTCCATTGTGTTTTACCTTGAATTCTTAACGTCTTAATGCGTTCTTTATATTCGATTCGCGTTTGCCAACGTGTCTTCGGCACATAAACATTTTGAAATTTTATCACGGTATCGCGATACGCGATAAACTTTTCCCAAACGATTGAATCGTGACTAATCACGGGAAACGAATCAACGGTTGCAATTCGAATCGTGTCGGTGTCTTGTGTCAATTTTGCGCCGTGTTTAAGCGCTTTTTTGACGTGGTATTGTGCCAAGCGTTCACTTGAACAAGAAAAGAGCGTTAAAACGCTTAAAATCGCTATTATTCTAATCATAAATTTTTGAGCATTTGAATCATTCGAGGACACGGATAAATATCGGATTTGTCTTTACGAACTGAATTATGCGTAAAGATTCCCGCAGTTCCTTTAAATGCTTCTTTGTCTATTTGGAAAATTTCGCTTCGGTAAGCCTTTGGAATTTTATACGTGTCGCAAAGGTAAACGAGTAATTGTCGGGTGCTTTCTATTTGGGCATCCGTGTATTTTTCCCAATGTAAAAAACCCTTGTAAGGTTGTTCTAACGTAGTAACGTTTTTGGGGTCAACTACTCCGTTAACGTAGTTGTAAAATTTCCCGTTGCGGAATTTTAACGAACCAAAGTTACACACCTCGATTCCTACCGAACTTTTATTTAAGTTTTGGTAAGGCGCTCCGTTCTTTGCGAAATCCTCCGCATCTATTCCTAAATGCCACGCCCAATGTTTAGACGAAAAACATTGTACTATTTCTCCGTTATTAGCTATAATAAAAGCCGTTGCTATCCGTGTTTCGTTAGAATTCCAAAATTGACTAACCGCTCTTGCGTTTCCCCCGCCTGCAGTATGGTGTAAATAGATTTGTTTTTTGGTTGCTTCTTCTTGGAAGTATTGCGTTTTATCCAAAGGAACTTGGATTATTTTGCTAGTGTCTAATTTCGTCGGTATCATTTTTTAATTCTTTTGCTCTACTTAATAATTTTTTCAAACTTGCCCAAAGGTCAATACCTCGAACCGCTTTGTAATTTTCATTAATGCTTACAACCTCGATTGAAATAAGTACCAACGAAAGAACCTTAGTTAATAGTAATTCGGTTGTAAAGATAGATTTTAAAATGTCATTTAAAATAAACCAATCAATAAGAAAAAAAAGAATTATTGTTAATTGGTATAAAAACATTTTAGATATAACCGCGCTTAACCTACGCGAACGAATCGGCACTCCGTTTTTACGGCTTTTCCAAATGCCCGTTACCGTGTCCAAAAAAATAGCAAAACCAACCGCCAATACCATTCCAGTAATTGGCATAAAAAAAGTTAAAACAATTCCCAAAAGGGAAATCCATTTAGTTTGAATTGTCGTTAGTAAAATCGTCGCGGTTGCTTTCATAAGATAATAATAATTGGTACGTGAGTAAACAAGCGTATGCGCCAGCTAAAACACGGATGTATATTTGTTCGCCTTCGAGCAAAGCAATAAAACAACCAGCGTAAGCCAAAATAAAATACATTCCCGCAACTCCTTTAATGTTCATTTGTATAAATAACTTAATAAATCTTGTATTGTGGTAAGTTGTTGCCCGTCAACGTTTACCGTAACGTCGATTAATATAATGCCTTTATCGGTTATTATATGCGCTTGTGTTTCGCTTATTATTTCCGCTTCGCCTTCTAATAAATAATCGGTTTCATTCAGTTTAAAACCGCCTTTTATCGTTGTTATATTAATCATATACTTGCACAATTACGCGTTTAAAATTTCCATTGTCGGGTGTTGTTGTTCCGTTGCTGATTGCAAAAATCAAATAATTATCTACCAATGGATTGAAAGCGGTCAACGTTATTCCGCTTAACGAGTAATCATTTGCCGCACTTGTTCCAGATAAAAATGAATTTAAGTTTGTGCCATCAAAAAAAATATTCCTTTCGAATCTTTGGAAATAAACGCTTGTTGACATTCCACCACCCGCACCAAGTAACGTTGCGCCCGTTAAAGTGTTTGCCGTGTTCACATAATAACGCGGGGTTGTAACGCCCGACCCAGCCGTTTTATTAATAAATGCTTTAATATAAAGAGTATTATTTGCCACCAACGTTCCCGCTGGAATCAAAACGGAGGCGCTTATTTGAATGCTTGTACCCGTGATTGCATTTCCGTTAACGCTTGCAATCGTTCGTGGGTTCGTTTGAATAGCTAAATTACCGCTTCCAAGTAATGAATTTCCGTTAATTGTTTTGATATTTGAACCGCTCGTTAAAACGTTTTGTTTTCCATTTAAAGAATTTTGTAAATCAACTTGCGAACTAATTGTTCCAGTTATATTACCCCAACTTGCATTACCCGAAATTGCTATATCGCCACTTCCAAGTAAAGAATTTCCATTAACCGTTTTAATATTTGTACCGCTTACCAATGCGTCTTGTTTACCCGCTCTTCCCGCGTTAACTGCTTGGTCTAATAATTCCGCTTGTTCATCCGGATTTACTGGATATTTGCTTGGTTTAATGTTATTACTCATTACACGACAAGGGTATTTGAAACAAACGTGTAACTTGTTTCTGTGTCGATGTTAATAGTTAAATAAGAAAAATAAGTACCCGTTGCTGGTGTTGGTTCAATTAAACTAATTCCATCGCTGGTTAATCCTTTGTTAACTAAAAATTCATCGTTTAAATAAAGGTCTACAGAAATAGATTGAAACGTAACGCCCTCCGCAAACTCAAAGAATAAATAAATTATTCCGCCGTCAATATACAAGTTTGGGTCTCCTATTATTATTGAACTGGTTGTTCTGTTGTCTTCGTCAATGGAACTTATATCCGTTTCCCCCGAATAAGAATTAATAACTATTGTTCCGTAACCATCCAATGCGCCATTAACCGCCGCCATTCCGTAACCGCTTATTTCATCGTAGGGTTTACCCCAACCTATTTCGTTTGGCATTTTGTTTTATTTAAATAAACTAATAACTTTTTTATGTTTTCTTTGTTCGGTTTTCTTACAGTACCCATCCTATATTATAATTGTTTGAGTCGGGGAAAATATCGCCGTTACTATTCGTGTTATATTCGGGGTAAATTCCCGCATTAAATACCAAATGGTCAATTAATCTTTGCGTGTAGTTTTGCGCTATTTGTCTTTGCTTTTCGATTAGCATTTCCAATTCGCTTTTTTCTACGTTTGTAGCGTTTTCGCTTCCGTGTTTAAATACCCCTTTGTTCGCTATCGTAAAGGCGCTGAACGGCAAGTATTCAACCATTGCCCAATGGATTAAACACGGCTTTACATACGTTGTAAGTAGGTTTAAATATGGTTGTTGTATTTCATCGATAGCATCCACCGTTATCGTTGCATTGGTGTTGCCCGCTTGTATCGTTAAAACATCGCCTACCGTGTAACCGGTACCCGCCGTGGATACAACGTAAGAAACAACCGCGTTACCCGCCGTTGTAATATCAACGCCAAACCCCGAACCCGTACCGCCCGAACAAGCGATTCCGGTTAAGTTTGTGTACCCCGTACCGCCAGCGGTTAAACTTGTGGTTGTTGGTATTCCCGTATTACTTATGGTAAATAATACATCCGCTTTTAATTTATTAAATAAATCCGTGCCTAAATAATTTTGAATATGAATATCTTGAGCAACCTTTATCCATTGTATAAACGAATCCGTGTCAACTGCTCCGTTAACTGCGGTGTATTTTACTAAATCTTGTCTTGTAATTAGTAATGCTTCCATTATTTATAATTTGGGTGATGTCCGTTATTTGGCATATCAATTGGAGGCGTATTTGCATCTCCCGAACCGCGAGGGTTTGGTTGATATGTTTTTGGTATTGTTGCAACTTGTTCGTTACTGGATAATGCTTTATCCTCCTTTAATGTACCATCGGGGTTTTTCTTTCTTTGGTATAATTGTTCCGTCCAAAAATGCCCACAATTAACACCGCCTTTAAAGCGGAATAAATCGTAAGGTTTACCCTTGTGTCCGTGTTCCTCGTTGATTCCTAAGTTACTCGCCGCGTCGATGTCTTCGATTCTATAAACAACTCCGTTGTTAGTTCGTCGCATCATTTGAACGCAAAAATCTCGCGAATTATCTTTACTATATCGCTCCGAATAACGGTAACGAACTTTATAAATTGATTTGTCAAGGTAGCTAAATCCGTTTGGATTGCTTTTAATTACCCCGCTTAACTTTTGCATTAACGTTTTTTTAGGCGCTAACAATCGATTAGCCCATTCTTCCGCTGAATCGTTGGAATCGGAAAATTCTCGTTCCTCGATTAACTCCCATACATCATTATCGATTTCTTCGCCTCCTAAATTATCGTAAATACCTTGTAATGTTTCGTCGCTTACGTCCTCTTTTTTTAATTGAATGGGTGCGGGTTTTAACCCAACCAATGCGCGTATTTCGTCCGATGTCATTGATTCCAAAACCTTGTTAGCTACCAATGGACTCATCATATTAATTGCGTCGGTAACTTTCGTTGCTTCGTCGGTTGTTGTAATTTCGCCACCAGCATCGAGAGGGTTTAACGTTTCAAAATATAGTTTTAAACTAATTCCGTTATATGCTAAAATTTTATCGAACGCGTCTAACATCATTTCTTGCAACGGAACGATAACCATATTATTAAATAAAATTGCCGAATTTTTTAGTTCATCGGCGTTACTTCCAAAACCCGTAGTTGTTGCAATACCAAATAACAAAGGCGAAGTTACGTTGTGTCCAATTAAAATTTTACGTACGCATTCTTCGGATAAATATTTATACAATTCGGGCGCTTGGTCAATCGGCATATTTTCAATTGTGGCAGCGCTTTCTTTAGAATTATTAAAACTTACCACCACTTTATCGCCATTAACCCCCGTAAGTTTATTCATAATGTCGCTTTTAACTTGCATTTGCATTTCCTCGGAAGGAACGCCATTGTTAAAATTAATTATGCTTTTCGGCGAAAACGACGATTTAACAAGGTTAATCATATAATCCGATGTCTCCTCCTCCAATACGGCGTATGGTATTGCACCTTGGTAGTCGGGATAAGAATAATATTTCATTCCAACCGAATAAGGCTTAACGAACATTATTTCCAATTCGTCTTTTGATGTGCCAAACGCGCTATATCTTACGGGCGTATATTTCTTATATTCCGCCCAATTATCCGAATAGTAATAACCCATTATTTCGCCGTCTTCGTTACATTTTTCCGCTCTTAATAAATGTACCGGAACGTGGTAAGCCTTTGCAATTTTCTTGTGGTCTTTCGTATATACAACTTGAATCGCAAATTGCCCTAACATTTTAAAATCTAAAGCCATTTTACGTACGCATTCTTTATCGAATAAAGCTACCATTTGCGCGTATTCGTTTGGTTTTTTAGATGCGTCCAATGCTTTTAAACCTTTGCCGTAAACTAACCTCGCGATGTTGTTAATAACGGCGTTATTGGTTGTACTATTTATATATCTATCGAGCAAAAAATTAAAATGTAAATTGTTTTCCCCGTATTCAACCCAATTATCTCGTTTCGATTCTTTGATAACTGGCGCTTCGTATGCGGCTAAATTTACGATGTGTATATTATTCATATTAGAACATTAAAAATTCGTTATTCGAACTAACTGAAACATACGTGTTTTGGTTAGGCGTATAATTACTTGGTGTTTGGTTTGTGCAAAAAATGCGGTCTCGGTAAATCTCGTTGTTGCTTACATCCGTTAAAACCAATCGGTAGAAATGGTTTTGTTTGCAAGGGAAAACCGCTTCGATTTCATCGGCATACGCACCCATTGTATAATTGGTAATTGCAACGTTTACCGTTACGTTCGTTGATTCGTCCGTTAAATACATTTGGTCAACGCCTTGAACACGAGGAATAAAATAAATAAATTGGTCATTTACCGTATCGTCCGTTACTACTATCATAACATAATAACTTAAAAAATTACTTTTTGTTTCTAAATAAAAAAGGGGGTTATTACACCCCCTCCTTTTAATCGTTAGATTAACTATTAAGTTGTAACCAATGTTGGCGCACCTAACAACGTAAGCAATTGTTGCTCTGTTGAACAATCAAGGAAATTCGCAGGCTTCTCCTCCATCGCCTCAAAAGTAATTTTATAACCGTTAAAATCTCCATATTGAACCCCACTTTCAACGCTTCCAGCGGTTGCGTCACATCCACGGAATAAACCAGCTAAAAAGAATTGGTTTCCGTTTGTACGCACAACAACGTGCGGTCTTCCGTAAGCTAATATTTTAAATTGCTTGTGAAAAACTGGGTCTTGTCTTTTTAACTCTACGGTAATCGTTTGAGTAAAGAAAGTTGTTCCATTCTCGCGAGATGTATTCATAGTTTGAATAAACCCGTTATTACCTTTTAATTCGTACTTATAAATGTTGTTGATTGAACCTCCGATTGATGTAATCATATCTTCGTAACCTACAGTACCATAATTAGTAATTGTAAAAGTACCTCCCGTACCACCAGTTACGGTTAATACATCGCCCGCTTGGTAAAGTGAACCATCGTTGTTTACGGTAATCGCAGTAATAACACCAGCAGCAGCGGTAATGTTTACGGTGAAACCCGTACCCGAACCACCCGTTGTTGCCACCGCAGTTCCAGAAGTGTAACCCGTACCTCCCGTGGTAAGTGAAATTGTAGTTTCGTTATAACCTACATCTCCACCGCCCGTTGTTGGGTCTGGGTCAAAATCGCCAAAATTGATTAGGTACACCGCTTGGATTCCCGAAATGGAATCCTTGCATTGTTCTAATCTTCCGTTTGAAACTAAACAAGCCATTTGAAAAAAGTTTTAAAAAGGGGGGTTTCCCCCCCTAAGTTTATAAATTAGTTAACCGCGTTAACGATTCCGTAAGTAACCACGTTTTCAACTGCGCCATATTGCGCACCACCAACGAAACGCATAATCATTCTCACATTTTGTGAGCCATCGATATCCGCCATATCAATTACTTTAACCTCGTTCAAATCGCTTAGAACAGATGTACCAAAGAATAGGTTATCTACGGTTGTACAAATAGCGGTGTTGTTAGCTAATCCAGGCGCCCAAAATATTTCGATTCCATCAAAAGATAATGCGCCTTGGTTGTACCAAGTTGTACCCATTCCACCAACTCCGGGGGCTGGGGCAACGTTTCCAGTTAAACCGCTTACGGTAGAGAATCCACCCAATGCGCGAACGTATGCTTTTGCGATGTTAGTAGAAACGTAAATTCTTAAATTAGGATTTCCGTAAAGAGCGGCGGGAACTGCGTCAACGATTTTACCCAATTCGGTAACTACGTTAAGAGCGGTAACGGTTGTACCCGCTACCTCTTGCGCCGCTGGTAACGCTGGGTCAAGAGCAACGATTGTAGAAATACCATCGAAAGAACCTTGAGTAGCGGTTGCACCTTGCCAAAATGCAGTCTCAATGTTAGCCGCAACACGCTCACCAACTCGTGCAATCATAAAATCAGCAAATGATTTTGGCAATTCTTTAAAGTTAGAAAACCCTAATTCAGCCGCTTGCCACGTTTGGAAATAATCAGCTTTACAAAGTTCAAGGTTAACTTGCAAATCTTTAACGGTAATGAATCGCTCGGTTAAAGTAATTGTTGATGCATCGGTAAATGAACACGTTGCATTTCGTACCAAGTTAGTATCGGCAACCTTTTGCAAAAGTTGCTTGTAACGTACGTTAGGTAATACGGTAACTCCGCCTTTTTCGATTGTCGGAGCGGATAAAAGAGCCGCGGCAACGTATTTGCCCGCAAACTCACCAGCATAAGTTGTTGTAATTGAAGTAGCCATTTTTTATTTTATTTATTAAGTTTACTAATTATTTTGTCGAACGTCGACATTCCCGCGCTTTGTCCCCACATAAATTGCGGTTGCGCTTGCGGTTTTTCGGGGTTATAGGAAATTGGTTTTGTTGCGGGTTCGTTTTCAATTTCCACTACTGGCGCTTCCTCTTGTGCGCTCATTGTGGATAGTTGCAACTTTAACTCCTCGTTTTCCTTTTTTAACTCCTCAATTTTGGAAAACAACGTTTCCTCGATTGTACTTTTGATAACTTTTTTCGGGTTTAAAACTTGTGTTTCCGCCTCAGTTAATTCCGCCTCTTCGGCTTGTGGCATTTCTTCGGACGGCATTTCTTCGGGCATTTCTTTTTCCTCTTCTTTTTCTTTAATTTCTCCGATAATGCCCTCTTGAACTACGATTAGAATTTTATCGTCTTCCAAAGAATATTCACCAACGGGTAATGGAATTCTTTGTTCGTCTTCCGTTACGATAAATACTTCAGAACCAATTTCGAAATTTTCGCTTTCGATTATGGTAACGCCATCCATAAGTTTCATTTGTGCCAACTCCACTTTGTTTAAACCTAACAAAGCTTGTAGCCTACCTAAAATTGTTTTTTCTTCCATAACTTTTTTATTTAAAACTCAATTAATTAACTATTGTACACCTTTTTATTTATAACTTATTGTAAATTAAGGCGTTACCTTTCCTCCTATGTTACCAATACCTTGCGCTGGTAACGTTCCATCACAACATTTAACGCTATATTTTCCGTCTTTGCATAAGCAACCGCGTTTGCCACCTTGCGGTGAACTTTTCGTTTGTTCCTTTACTTTACTCATTTTCCTTGGCTTTTATATAATTTAACGTAATTTTTAGAACCTTTGATTTGCGAACATTTCGTTTTAGCGTGTACACCTTTGCGTTTTTTTCTTGGCTTTCTAACGAATGAAATTGTTGATGTTTTAACCTTTGCCATTTTCGATTTGTTTTAATTTAGATTCCGACCAAGTTAATGCGGCTTTACCGCCCCAAAGCAAATAAGAAATATAACCGCAATCGTTTGAATCGCCTTGGTTGTAATATACCTCCGCTCGGCTTAAATAACTATACATTCTTTTGATTGTTTCAACGCTTACTTTTTCGCCGTTTGCCAATTGTTGGGCGCGTATTTTACCAACTTGCGTAGCGCATTTATTACCATTCTTTTCGTTAAGTAATATACCACGTTGCGCGTTTCTTTTAACAACGCTTGGATAATCATTATATGATTCCTCCGCTAATTCATTTCCTTTTAATACGTTTTTGATTTGCTCGATTAAATACTCTTTTTCTTCGTCCATTGTTTTACGCAAACTTGTTTCCAAACTCATTTCGTATTTATCAGCAAAATAACCCTCGATTGAAAAACCTTTAACCTTGCCCTCTTTAACATCGTTCCAAACGTTTTCGTTATTTACTTTCATCGAAATCATCCAAGTTCCTTTTGGCAAATCGAATCCGTATAGTTTTGATTTGTCTTTTTCCGTGTCTTCAATTATCCAACTTTCCACAACGGACATTCCCTCCAAAGTTTTAGAATGTTCATAAGTTGCATTACTTTGGTTATGGTTAATGAAAAATAATTCGCTGGCTTTTCTTACCGTATCTTCCGAAAAGTAAATGTAAAATTCTCCGTGCTTTTTATTGCGTCGGTAAATTTGTTTGTTCGGTATTAATGCCGCGCCCATTAATAATTTTTTTTCTTTATCAATGGCACTAAACGTAATTTGTTGGTTGCTTAGTTTTACGAAGTTTTCACCTATTGCTGGGTCATTGACTACGGAAATAGCATAAACCCCCATTTCTTCGTTTTCTTCGTCAAGAATTAATTCTAATATTTTCATAATTTATAATTGTCCTATTCCTATTCTATTTCTATCTAACGATTGTTGCGTTGTTACCTCGCTACCAACTACGTATGCTTTAATTGGTTGTTGTTGTAATTGCGCTAATTGGTTGATGTTATTATTTCCAACCACGTTAAAATTAGGCGCAACGATTCCACTACTCATTGAACCACCGCCACCACCACCGCCACCGGATGTTGAAGGTGCGGGAGGGGGCGCACCACCCGCGCCGATTTCCTTTAACGCTTTTGCCGTTGCTGCGATGTTTGCTGCTATTCCTAACCCCGTTGAAATGTTGTTCATCGCGATAACTGGAACGGCAGCTGCTCCGCTTGTGTATATTGCTTGCGGTGTTGTTAATGCGCCCGCGTTCGCCAACTTATTGGCTATAATCATTTTTGCAATACCAACCGCTGATTCAATTAAAATTGCGGTTTTTTGTACGCCTTTAGATTTACCAAATAACTCTTTCATTAAATTATTTGCTTGCAACGCTAAATCCAAACCTTGTTGTTGTACTGCGGCTTTGTGTTGCAACATTTCGTTATCTAATTTCTTTTGATTGTCTAAATTAGTTTTACCGTATTTTAATGCAATACCATTTAATTCGTTTTGCTTTGCCTCTTCGATTATCTTTAATTGCTCCGCGTTACCTTGTGCGCTTTGTTCAATTGCGTAATATTTTTGTCTTATTAACTCCTCCTCATATTGTTGTTCGGTCAAAGTTCGTTTTAATTTAGCTTGGAAATTTTCCTCTTGTAAATCTTCGATTTTTTGCAAGTAATCATTTTCCGATTCAACACGTAAATCGTTAGCAGTTTTTTGGGCATCTAAAACAATTTTTTCTTTTTCCTTTCGTGCCTCCTCCGCTTTATCGTCAAACTCTTTTTTTATCTTTTCTAAATCTAATTGTAAGTTGATTTCTATTTGTTTGATTAAATCGTTTTTTTGCTTTGAACTTGCGTTTAATTTTCTTATGTCTTCGATTCTATTTTTTGCCTCAAGTTTTAATTGCTCTTCGCGTTGTGTTCTTTCGTCTTGAATAGCTCGTATTTTTTCAGAGGCTAATTCTCGCGCTAATTGGAAATTGTTTTGTTGCAATTCTTGTTGCCTTTGAATAGCTTCGTTATGCTTTCTTGTTTCCTCTGCGCTTGTTTTTTGTTCCTCCTTAACAACCGCGCCCTCTTTTTTTAGGCTTGCAATTTTTGAATTAATTGATTTCTCCGCTTGGTCTAACGCGGTAATTTGTTTGTCCAAATCTTTGGTTGTTGCGTTGATAACATCGCGGTAATCCATTGCGGCAATTTCTGCGTTTTCCGCTCCAGTTGAATAACCAATAAAACCATTCGCTGCCGAACTTCCAATGTCCAACGTAAACTCCCCCGCGTGTTCCGCTGCCTCCGCAATTACATCTAATTGTTCTTTTATTTTCTTTTGCATTACCTCAGCGCGTACCTCGCTTACTGCGCGTACCTCCGCTTGTAATTGCAACAATTGAACGTTTTTAATTAATGCGTTATTGATTTGGTCAATACTATTTTTTTCCGCGTTGATATTCGATAATAACGAAGGGTAATCTTTTTGGAATTGTTTAACCAAGGCGGTTTTATCCGCTCTTGTAATCGATTCATCTTTTAACGATTTACTCAATTTATCAGCGGCGCTTATCTCTTTACTAATTGCAGCGGTTGCGGTTTGCGTTACTTGTATTTGTGCCTTTTGTGATGCGCTCGCATTACTAAATGAACTTTTTAGTTTATCAAAATTTGTAATTAACAAACCAACGCCAGTTAATAATAATCCAATTCCAGTAACGGCGAAGGCTTTACCCGCGCTTGTCATTCCAGCAAAAGCATTTTTTGCAACTGCACCCAATTGTTTAAAAGAATCTCGCGCCTCTCCTAAAGATTGCAAACCTTGGCTTAACGCCATTGCGCTCTGTACCTTCAACATCATTTGTTGAACCTCTTGAGATTCCGTACCAAGTAAACCCATTGCTCCCGTTACCGCACTAAATCCACCAGCAACACCGCTTAACGATGCGCTTAATGCTTTAAATTTTGCATCTGGGTTGAATGCATCGGTTAACGCTTTCGCGTCCCCGATTCTATCTTTTAAATCCGCGGCTTTCTTTGCGGCGTTTACCGCCTCTCTCGACGTAGCGCCGAATTTATCCGATAAAACTTGAACCTCTCTTTGTGCCTCTTTTAA